TTTTTATAGGTATTGATAGCACCGATAGCCGTTCCTATGAATCCTCCCACACTGCCGAAAGCGGTACCGTCAGACACATTGCCGAATATCTGTTCTAGACCATCGAGTATGCCGCCTTCACCGAACACGTTGGCTACTCCGCCGCCTTGTACAGTCAACGGACTAGGTACTGTGTCATAGTGTAGTGTAGCGAAACCTTTGGGACTATCATAAGTGACATTACCTGAACTATACTGTACCGCTTCGTATTCTAGCGTCATGGTATTTTCTAGAGGTTCGCTGGCGCTGTAATCTAGACTGCCGTGGCTCCAACTTTTAATTCGAGGATTGACTAGTGTGTAACCTAGATATCTCTTACGGCTCATGGTATAGATGCTGATACTCTTAAACATGTCGACTGTTTTGTTGTTGTCCATACCATACCGGAAATTATGCATCGGATTATTTACAGGCTGATATTTGTTTTCGTTATAGGCCTGCAAGGGATTGTGTCGATCACGGAAATATGTTCCGTAGTATATGGCCCATAGAGCATTTATGACACCGGCGCTGTCGTCGTGAAACGTCATATTGATAGGCTCGTAATTTATCATCGTGTTCACGATCTTCTTTCGATTGTACTGATTCTTGGTCGTGCTTTCTATGGTAAATTTTGGCAGGTCTGTGGTCTTTACTAGATATCCTACTTCTGTACCATGCTGTCTGTTAGTGAACAGTGTTGCGTTATGTGCTGTAGGGTCTATTTCGAACCTAACATAATACATGAACTTTGTTCGAGGAGACAGCCGATAGCTGTCGTCCAAGAACAATCTAGTAGCATGTTGGAAGTTGCCCATGTTGCCTTTGGGATTGAGTAATCCTGCTTGGGCTTGTTTTAAGAATCTAGTAAAATAGTTGGCCATACAAATATTTAGCCGTAAAAAAACCCGGTATCTCTACCGGGTCTTTTATGATTGAAGAAATTATAGTGCGCCTTGACCAGTTGTCAATTCACCTACTGTTCTTCCTACTGTGGTTCCGATACCTACTGTTCCTGCAGTGTGGATAGCGTTATCGAACACGATCGTTAGAGCCACTGTAGCATGCTCATTTGTACCGTAAGCTAGTTCGCCGTAGTCTGTGTTCTGTAAGAAACAACCGTACAATTCAAATGTCTCAAGAACCTGTGGATCATTAGCACCGTTGCCGCCATCTAGGATTTCGATTCTAGTTGTGAACTTGTAATCGATACCTGAACGAGCACTGGCCTGTTCCATGAAGTCGAACTGCTTCTGTACCTGCTGTCCGACTAGCTTAGTAACGTTGCCGCTGGCATCGTCTCTCAGTGTAAGAGTGATACTTTCCCAGGAGTAACGACCTGCTAGTTTGACCTTTGAGTTATAAACGTCTAGAGTCATTTCTTCGAAACTGACTTTTGGTCGAGTAACGTCTTGCACCTGCTTGGTAAGCTCTGTGCTAGCTTCAACTCCGAAGCCTAAAAGTATCACTCTAAAGCGATACTTGAGCTTAGGCATCAACAATGCTTGGTTAGCGACGTCGGTACCTGGCTTTACGGAATAGTTATTTAAAGATGTAATAGCCATTAAATTTCTCCTGTGTTCTTGACACGTAGTGGAATGTAGATGAACTCTATGGCCTTGACTGGCTCAATGGCTATGTCAACCCATAGTTCGTTTCTATCGATCCTGCTAGGTGTATTGTTTGACTCATCGCAGACCACAGCAAAGTCATAGATCGCTCTCAAACCTACTAATTCTAATAGCAAGCTCTCTACAGCACCTTTGACTTCGTCTCTGGTGATCTTATCATTTGGTTCGAAGATATATGGACGAGCCAGTTTGTTCAATTGGCTACGTAGATATACTATCAAACGTGCAACATTGATTCTATCTAGCGCAGAAGCGTTTCTTGCACGAGTCTTCTGACCCCAGGCAACCAGTCCAGAACCTACAAAGAATGGAATTGGATTGACTTTGAGATCATATAGTACGTCTCTTGTACCTTCGTTCAATGCCACAGTCTGGAATTCGCCTGTTAGAGCATCGATATAACCAACGGATGTTGCGTTAGTGATTCCACCACGTCTTGTACCAGCAGGAGCGAACCAAGGATAAGAAACTTGATCACTCAGTGCGATAGTTCTCATCATCATATGGCTTGCTGGAACCACTGCATTGTTACCGCTTAGGTCTGTGGTGAATCCGTTTGGATAGTAAACAGCACAGTACTCGTCATAGCTAACGATACCGTCGTCGCCGTTGTCTGTTACTAGAGCAGCATTAGTACCCCAGTTGACTAGGCTTGTAGCATCGCTTGGCAGACGTAGTGGTGTATCACCGATAACGAATGCTGTCAATCCACGATCAATGTTTAGATTGATTAGGTTACTTAGTAACTCAGGATATCCAGGAGCAGCGATGATGTTAAAGTTTCTACGCTCTGTGTCACGTATCTGGTCGTTAGCATCAACTACGCTCTTTAGAGCAGCAACAACGACTTTACGCTGTGCCTTACGACCGAAGCTACCCGATCCGTCTTCGTTGTTAGCTGAAGCGGTTACCCAACGATCTGTTTCGTAGTTCGACATCAGCTCACCTAGAACGAATGTATCTCCAGCGGGGCTGTTTGTAGCATCGAATCTTGGATTACGTTCGTTGACATCAATGTAGCTGTTAGCATAACGCTTGACATTACCACCACTTCTACGTAGATTCCAAAGGATCATTCCGCTTGGATAAAGTGCTGGATCTGGAGCATCTGGATCTAAGAAATTGCTGGTTCTATAGGCTGTGATAAGATCAGCAGTAGCACCAGTTAGTCCACTGGTTCCCCATCTTGCGTCAGCAAATAGCACACCCTCTTCTGTGGTTTGATCGGCTACGTCGATTAGGTTCCAAGTTTTGAAATCTACGCTCCAACGATACATTGTTGGGAAATTTTCTAAATTGGCTGTGCTGATCCAAATGTGCTTGTCAATGTCTTTCTGATCAGTAGTCAGCTCTGGTTCAGATGCTGAAACAATGATTTCTGCATCTGTGTAATCGTCATGGTTATTAAATCCTACCCATGTACTTCCGTTATGAACCATTAGGTCAACTTCGGCGAAGTTAGGATTATACCATAACTGTCCATCTTGTGGCTCGTTATCTGGGGCGTCTGCCTGTGCCAAGAATCCTTCATCAGATAATGGTGCCCAATTAGAAAATAAGAATTGATCATCAGCACCTGTAGCGTGTCCGCCGGACAACAGATACATGTTTGCGATATCGCCTGTGCTTACACTGGCAAACAATTTAGCTATAGGTGTAGCGACTTGATCTAGCAATCTAATATCACCACCTGCGGTATGTGAAATCTGGATCTTATAGTCATTACCTACCTGAACTACTTCTGCGGATACATAGCTAGGAATAGCGTTTGGTGGTGTGCTGGAATCAAATCCAAAAGTCGCAGCGTTTATTTTTGCTACGATTTCCTGCGCAGTTAGAAGAGCAGTGGCTTGTCCAGTAAACTCGATAGCATCTGTTTGACCGTCTGGCACTACTGCGCTGACCATGCCTGACATTCCAGGAACAGACTGAGATAGTTCAAAAGAATAATTTGTACTGTTGACTATACCGTTAGCTCCTGTGAGTGTTATAGCGTCTGATACTACTACTGTTGCACCAGAATTCTTTCTACGCCATACACGGAATTGTGCTGTAGCTGGATCTAAATCTTGTCCACCGGTATCTAGTCCTACGTCTTCTGTGCTGTTATATTGTACAAAAATGCTGTCGACGGATAGATTCAATCCACCAGCAGCTCTGTCCAATCCATAAAGAGCTGCATCTGTGGTGGCATATAGTGGAGCACTGTAGCTCTGCCATGTCTGTGTTCCAGACACCCACTTCTTGACGATCCAATCAGCTCCGCCGTTTGGTACTGTGGTTTTGATCCATACAGATCCTGTAGGGGCAGCATCTTGATTAGTCTTCCAAGTTGGAACCTGTGTATGAGGACTGTGCTGGAACTGTACGCCGTTGTATGTACCTGTAGCGATTCCGAATACTGACCATCCAAATACCTGGTTAACTCCTGTTCCTCCCACTGTAGGGCCGTTTTCTAGAACGATTTGATTGTTTGAAATTAAAGAACTATCGCTATCTCCATCGTTAGCAGCGCCGCCTAATGCACGACCGTTTGAATATAAGTATACTCTATTGTTGACTGCCGCAGCAGTTACTCCTAGGATATTGAGACTGTTGATAGCTCCTGCTAATCCGGCGGCAGTATACGATCCGGAAACTGGTGTATTATTGATAACTAAGTCTACACTGATCGCCGAAGTAACAGCGGTGTCACCCTTGACTGTAGGATGGCTAGCATACCAATCATTGCTTCCTACCAGCACCCAAACACCTTCGGATTTATAAAATAGTTTTGCGGATTCTTTAGCAGCAGTTCCTGTTTCAAAAACCACAGCATAATCGTCGTTATTACCAAAAGATTCTCTTGGCTGATTTCCTTCTACTTTTAAAGTATCTGCATTCGTTAGAACAAAAGGAATCTTAGTAGAAAATTTCTGACCGCCTGCATCACTGACAGCACCGCCGTTCCATTCTTGGATACCCCAAGCAGTAGCAGTAGTATCTACCCACCACTGTCCGTCATTGGGCTCAGCGCCGGGTTCGTTGGCCTGTGCTTCTAGCTCTGCTAGATTGATATCTGCTCTGGTCATAAACACAGAGTTAGAAACTCCTAGTAAACTATAAGCAGCTAAAAGTCCGTACTCGTTGCGCTCCCCGCCATGTACTGGGCTACCACTAGCTGTGGATTCGAAAAACGGAACACCAAACAGATCTACGAGATCTTTCTGGCTAGTTAGTCTATAAGCGACACCAGCGTTTGCTTTAGTCGTTGCCGCAGCGGTACCTGTGCCTGCTGCATTTGTTTTATCTTGTGCCGTAGCTACTACGATAAGGGGAGTAGTACCAGGCTCTGCTGGTGTATAAAAACTCTCGTCGATTACCGTTACTTCTACGCCGGGTGATGTTAGTGCCATGCCCTATTCTCCTGGTAATAGTGTTGTATATTATTTAGCGGCTAGAGCAGAAATTGGGCGGTTACAACCTCTGAAAAAGGGACGGAAAAGGTGTAAATATTTATATGAGACCTTTATGCAAGTGCGGCCAGCGTCCTAGAGCGGTGAATTATAAGAAAGGCACAAAGACCTATTATCGCAGCCTCTGCGAGATCTGCCTAGCACACGGACTTTATCACGGCATACCTAGATGGTCTAGAGCAGGATATAAGATAAAATCACAGTGCGAAAAATGCGGGCACAAAAGTCCTCACCAGGAAGTATTTCGAGTTTTTCACATAGACGGAAATCTAGATAATTGCCGACTGCAAAATCTAAAAACTGTGTGCTGTAACTGCGCTCAGATATTAGGTAAGGAGGGCATCACTTGGCGTCAAGGAGACCTTGTCGCTGACAATTAAATCGGCAACTTGTTTGTAAAGTTGATCGATGGTCCCGTCATTTTCGATAACATGATCAAAATCAGTGCCTACCCAAGATGTTTCAGAGGCGTGTATCTTCTGTAATTTTAGATCTTGTATAGCCCAATTATGACCTTTATTGGCCTCGATGGCTGTATCGTACCAATCCGGTAACTCGCCCCTACGAACCCAAACGATCTGTCCTCCAGCGTTGCGGATGCTGGAAATTTCGTTAGGAAAACGGCAGTCTGAAATCACAACATGGTCTTTAGAATTGCGTAGTTTGTTTTCTAGGCTAGCGATCCAAATATCATCGTGGAAGGCTTTTCGGCAGACTTCTGTACCCCAGTACTGCAGGACCCAACGTGGAGTAAGTGTAGGCATATCCAAACGTTCCGCCCACCAAGGATCGATCTGCTCTCGCCATTCGCGAGCAGCTTTGGTACGACCTTCTAGCATAGTACGATCCCAGCCAAACACTGCGCTGACAGCGTCCTTTAATGTATTAGCGAAACTTTCTCTGCGGAACTCGTGGAAGTTCACCAAATAATCAGCGATAGTGTCTTTGCCGCTGCCAATAAATCCGCATATGCCTACGAT